GAGGCGATGGCCACGGCCGCGAAGGCCAATGCCGACGTCGTCAAGACGATTGCCGAGAGCGAGTTGACGCAGGCCAAGACGGCCGAGACGCTGATGAAGATCGACGGCGGCGATGCGCCGAGCATGAGCCAGGGCGGGCAGATGCAGGCCGCGCCGATGATGAGCGAGCGCGAGCGTCTCGAGCTGGACTCGATGAGGATCGAGAACGCATTGAAGCAGCGCCAGCTCGACAACAGCGAGGCCCAGCTCGCGCAGGTCTACTCCGAGCTGGACGCGAAGAACGCCGAGACGCAGAGCAGCCAGGGCATCCAACAGGTGGTTGAGGGGCTGGGCGAGAGCGCAGCCGCGATCGGCGATGCAGTGGCGCAGATGCGTGACGCGGTCAGCACGCTGGCCGAGTCGAACAAGGCGAACGTGGACCGGGCGCTGCAATCCATCAACCGACCGAAGCGCCTGGTGCGGGAGCGCGGGCGGATTGCCAGAATCGAGGTCGAATGATCACGAAACAACCCGCTATGGAATGGCGACCCGCGCGCGGATCGTGGTTCCTGCGCGCTGAGTCGCCGCTGCCCACTTGGGCGGTCAAGCTTTGTGCCGAGTTCATGCTCAAGATTCAAGCGGCGCGCAGGATCGGCCTGATGCCTGGTGACACGCGCGACGATCTGGATGCAAGCGTGAAGGCGCTTCACGAAGGCCGCATTGAGCAGTGGGCTGCGGGGCCGCAGATGGACGGCAGCGGCGAAATCGAGGTGTTCCGCGCGACACAGGGCACCGGCAAGATCATCTCTTTGGGAGCATAGACATGGCTGCAACGTGGCGGGCAACGGGCGGTGCGATTGCGTACGCGAGCGCGAAAGACATGCTGGACGTATTCAACGCGACCGGCACGACGCGGGTCATCCGCGCCTATCGGTGCTACTGGTTCAATAACGGCACGGCGGCGGTCACGGGCGTCATCACGACCGGACAGGTGCGGCGTATCACAGCGGCGTCGTCGGGCACTGCGGTAACGCCGGTCAAGCACGACTCCAACTCATCGGCACTCAACGCGAACACGACCTGCGGCACGAACCGCACGGTGACCGGCACGGACATCTTCCGCCGGTTCTTGTTCGTCAACGAAGAGCCGGTGGTGGGCGGCACGACGCAAGCAAACTGGCTCACTTTGATTCCTTTCGCCGAGATCTGGAATGCGGGATACGGCGACACGAACGTCGAACCTATCGTCTCCAGAGCGGCCGAGGGCGTGCAGCTGTTCCACTCAGGGTCGTCGGCTGTCGGCACGGCCGACTTGGAAATCGAGTTCACCGACGCGGCGACCTAACATGCCGACGCTCAAGCACGGGCCGTGCGGGCACGAGTTTGAGGCCGCGCAGGAGCTGGCCGACCGGGTTCGCCAGGATATCAACGGCGGCACCGGCGGCTTCGCGCCGCCTATCCGCTGCCCCGGCTGCGGCGTGCAGGATCGGTACTCGGCGTTCTCAGAGGTAATCCCTGATGCCTGAGACGCTATACATCAAGCTCGATGCCGTGGATGTCCGCCCGTTGGAGGATGCGTTGCTCGGCATCTTCAACAACGAGACGACGGACGACCGCCGCTATTTCGAGCTGGTGAGCTTGCGCGTCTCGCCGTCTGCGCCGTTGTCGAACAACTTTGCAGGCGTCGGCCGCGCCGGGATGATGTCGATTGCGCGCATCACCGCGCTGTCTGGCGGCGACTCAGTGACGCCGATTCAGATGGACACAGCCGATGCTGCGCTCCCCGCACAAGTGCTGGTGCGGAACAACCCGGACACTGCGACCGCGACCGACATCTTCCGCCGTATCGCCGACGCGCCCGCGTATTCGCTGACGGTCGGAAACTCGCAGTTCAGCAGCCGCACCTACGGCGGCTCGATGATGAGTCACCAGAAGTCGCACTATGCCGACATCTTCCGTGGCGGCGAGAGCGCGGATGTCGAGCCGATCATCCTGCGCGAAGGCGAAGGCGTCGGGCTGTTTCAAGACCAGTACGGCACGCAGCATTCAATGCAGACGGCGGCTGTAGTCACGGACACTGCGACCGGCGCGACCTACATCTGCCGCTCGACCGACCTATCGACTGACCGCAGGCTTGGTGAGTCGAACTTCGCCATCTTCAACGGCACTGGCTCCGGCGTGGTTCTCGCGGTGCGGTTGTGGGTGCTGCCGATGGACGGCGAGGCAGTGCTGACTCCGGGATTGCGCTTGTGCCGAATTGCCGGTCTCGAGCTCGGTGGCGACACGGTGACGCCGATTCGGCCCGACACCAGCAAGAGCGTCCCTTCCGCGCTGCAAGTCGTCAGCGGTTCTTTCCAGCCGGTGATCGCGGGCGAGTGGCAGGCAGACTACTACCAGACGCACGGCTTGGCATTCGGGAGCGGGACGGCGCTGCAAGCGTGGAACAAGGCGCAGATAGACGCAGGCACTTTCAGCCGCAGCACCCGAGCGCAAGACTTCCGCGCCATCGGCGAGATACCCGGCATGCGCGCTGGCACGATGGACGATGATCTGATGTTCTCTGCAAAGGCCGGTGAGGGGATCATCATCAAACCCGGCAGCGGGCTGGCTGTTGTCGCTGGCCGGGAAGTCGCGTCAGGCGGCACGCAGGCCACCGGCAGCAATTCGACCTTCATCAACTTCGACATCGAGGCGGTGATCCTGCACTACCCGCCGCCTGCTGGCGGTGGCGGTGGCAACACCTACAGCAAGTCTCGCGTGGTCAATAAGGGATAGAACATGATCAAGCAATCGACCGCGCGAAATCTGATGGTCTTCCTCACGGACTCGACCGACCACGTTACCGGGCTGACGGGCGCAACGCTGACGATCTCCCTGTCGAAAGACGGCGCGGCGTTCGGGGCAATTACCCCGACTGTGACCGAGCGCGGGGACGGCTGGTACAGCCTCGCCATGACCACATCGCACACCGACACGCTGGGCGACCTGGTGCTGCACATCACGGCTGCGAGCGCTGACCCGATCGACCTCCGGGAGCAGGTGTTCGCTCTGCTGCCGGGTGACAGCGTGGTGGTGGCAAGTATTGCCGCCGATGCGGTGAACGCAAGCGCGCTGGCCACCGACGCGGTGACCGAGATTCAAACCGGACTGGCGACGGCGGTTGATCTGACGGCAGTCAAGGCCAAGACCGACAGCCTGACCTTCACGGTCGCAAACCAGATCGACGCCAACATCCAGTATGTGAACGATGTACAGGTCAAGGGCACTGGCGCGGGCGGCGACGAGTGGGGGCCGGTGTAAGCAATGGGCTTCGCCTACAACACCTGGGGCACCTCTTGGGCCGCATCGTGGGGGACGTCGTGGGGCGGCGGCACTCCGCCTGCGCCGGTCGATATCGGTGGCGGCGGCGCATCGGCCAAGCGCCGAGGCCGTCTGCGCGGCGAAGGCTGGGGCCGCGTGCGCGAGATGCTGGAGGCAAGTCTCGCCCGCATCGAACAGGGCGACGTCCAGCGCATCGCTCGCACGATGGCCGACTCCGAGCGACCGCAGGCGCAGCGGATCGCCAGGAAGCTGATCGACTACCGCGGCGAGCTCGCCGAGGCGGAGAGCTTGCGCCGGGAGCTGGCCAAGCTCGAGATGGTGCAGCGCGAGCGCCTGGCCAATGATCAGCGCGAGACCGACCTGGCGCAGGCGGCGCAGGAGCTGCGCTCGATCCTGCGCGAGGATGCCGAGGTCGAGGAGATCGTGCGCCTGATCGAAGATTCGGAACGCAGGCTGGTGCTGGGCCTGCTCGGGTACACCATCCACTAGCCGACGGGGCTGGACGGCATCCGCGCGGCCGGATACGCGCGAGGGAGAGTGCACATGGCAGTCGAAGAGCAGCAAGACGACGACATCATCGAGACGGACGAAGAGACGCCGGAGCCTGAAGCGCAGGCCGATCCGGACGATGCCGGCGACCAGCCGGCCGAGGAAGGCGAGGCCGAGCCGGTAGCAGAGGCCGACGAGGTACTGGTAACGATCGGCGACGAAGAGCCGCCGGCCGAGACCGATGCCGATCGTGCGCCGCAGTGGGTGCGCGAACTGCGGAAGTCGCACCGCGAGGCGCTACGCAAGATCCGCGAGTACGAGGAGCGGGAGCGTGCCGCCCCGGCCGCAGATCCGTCCGCCGTCGCTCTGCCGGCCAAGCCGACGCTGGAGGCGACCGACTACGACACCGAGAAGTACGAGGCCGAGCTGGAGGCGTGGTATCGCAAGCGCGACCAGTTCGAATCGGCGAAGCGCCAGGCGCAGGCGCAGGCCGAGGAGCAGCAGAAGGCGTGGCAGCAGAAACTCGACGCCTACGGCAAGGCCAAGGGCGCGCTGAAGGTCCGCGACTACGACGACGCCGAGAGCGCGGCGATGGAGGTGCTCAGCCAGGTGCAGCAGGCGTCAATTCTGGACGGTTGTGACAATCCGGCGCAGGTGGTCTACGCACTGGGCAAGAACCCGAAGAGAGCGAAAGAGCTTGCATCAATTGTCAGCTTTGCCAAGTTCAATCAAGAAATAGGAAAGTTGGAGGCAAAATTGAAAATCCAGCCCCGAAGACAAGCACCCGCCCCCGAGCGGTCCGTTCCGACCGGCACCGCCCCGGTGTCCGGCAGCTCTGACTCCACGCTCGAGCGGCTGCGCGCGGAGGCGGAAAAGACCGGCGACCACACGAAGGTCATCCGGTACAAGCAGCAGTTGAAGGCCAAGCAGGCGAAATAGCGCCCGCTTGCGTACAAACCCGGGCGCGCTATACTTGGTGCAGGTTTCGCCAGCCTCAAGTGGCAGGAATAGAGCGCCCGCCCGCTCCGACAGGTGAGAGAGCAGACAGCAGCAGCACGTCCAATCCCTCATTTATGGAGCCATCATCATGGCCAACGCATTTTCCAAAGAAGAGCGCGTCGCGTTCGAAGATCTGCTCGAAGGCTTCCAGGACGCACTCGTCCTGAGCCGCAACGTCGCGGTGTTCAACACCGACCAGACGATGATGGAGCGGACCAACAACGTCATCTGGCGTCCGCAGCCGTACATCGCCGTGTCCTACGCGGGCACAGACATGTCGGCGAACTTCGACGACTACACCCAGCTCTCCGTCCCGGCCACCATCGGCTTCGGCCGCTCGGTCCCGTGGGTCATGACCGCGACCGAACTGCGCGATGCGCTGCAGGAAGGCCGTCTCGGTGACGCCGCGAAGCAGAAGCTCGCCAGCGACATCAACGTGGCCGTAATGAACGTCGCCGCGCTGCAGGGCACCGTGTTCGTCAAGCGCACCGCCGCCGCATCGGGCTTCGATGACGTCG